TACGTGTAAGGCTTGCAATGTTGAACGTCCAACGTGCTTCTAGGTCATTGCGTGATAGTAGTGTTTCAATGTCGATGTCATCCCACTCTACATTTAGGTTGGGGGTGAAGTCATCACCATACTGCTCAAGTAACATACGCAATGGATCAAGACTAGACTTATCACCATTCACATAGTCAAAGCCAAGATTAGCAATGTCTTCACCAACAACCTGCTGAAACAGTTTAGATAACACCTCTTGTGCTACGTCACTGCCCATTGGTTGCTCTTGTTTAATCTTATGAAACAAAGAAGTGTAAGCCTGCTTCTGTGCTGTCGTCATTGTTGGGTTGTTTGAAATAAACAGAGCCTCAATCTCATCAGGTGTTACAGTACGCTCATAACGATCCATAGCTGCATCAATAGCCTGTTTGATTTTACGCACATCCTTGCTGAACAATCTGTCAGGGCAACGTGCGCCACGATGGTCATCATAAAATGACCTATCCATTAAACTTCTAATCAGTGATAATTCCATATAAATTCTCCATATCTGTCGGGTTACGATATTTCAAGTCATCTTTTAGTTTGAGTACACGAACATCGTTCACGTGTCCTCGTAATTCCTTTGCCATCTGTAACGTCTTAGGTAGCGCATCGGGGTCTAACGCTATGATGGCTGTTGAGAACTGTGCAAGATACCCTTTATGCGATTCTTGCAAAGATGTTCCAAGAAGCGCAACCCCGACAAAGGAACCGTAACCAACAACGGCTGCACTCACACAGTCCTCAACAACTACTGCGACATTACCACAACCATACGTGTATGGCAAGCCACTATTTCCATATCTTTTCCATTTAGGTAAACGCTTACCAATCGCACGACCAGTAGCATCTACAATTTTACCATCATGTACAACAGGGAAAACTATTCTGTCTTCTTTCACATCGTACATGACACCTACTTCATCGGGATCAAGCTTATACTGAAAACAAAAGTTTAATACAGTACGCTTATCTCTGTGAGGTATAATGTAACTAGGCAGTTCAAATGTCTGCGTAGCAAACTGTTCTGCACCACCAAACCCAGCACGTATATCATCCATAGATAGATGCACTCTAGTGCCACCCTTGATATTACAAGATGCTTTATAGCAGTTCCATACAAGAGAACCCATATTGTTGGTCACTGTGAATGTACGATAGCCACCACAGTTAGGACAATCTATCCTCTTTGTAGTTCCATTTGTAATATCCATATCACTTACAATGTTATATATATTATTCATATATTATCACTTTCCTTTGCGGCACTTGCTATGCTTATACCATGTGTTTTTCTAGCTGTCAATGCACTATCTGCACTTTGTAGTGTATTTTTTAAGTATGGTTTTACTGAAGATGGATTAGCATGTCCTGTAACCGACATAATTTGTGCCATACCGACACCTGCCTCTACCATTTCAGTTGTACCAGTCCTTCGTAAATCAGATAGCCTTAATTCATTTGACAATCCTGCTGCATCCATAATCTTACGGCTATGTAACGGCAGTTTGTATAAGCTGTAAGGTATAAACTTACCATCAATAGGCTTTGGTCTAGGTGCAACATATTGCTGAAAGCCAAAGTCCTGCTCTTGCTGCTTCAACATCTCAAATAAATCATCCTCAATGGGCAAATGTACCTCTGCTTTACGCTTAGATTGCTCAATGTACACAGTCTGTGCATCAAAGTCGATGGCATCCCATGTAAGCAGACGCATATCACCTAGTCTTTGACACCATTCATAGGCCATGTGAGCAATCAAACCGATGTTACGGCTGCTAAAATCGCCGTAGGCGGCGTTTAGGAACTTCTGTACATCCTCCCTACCCCAAACAACCTTACGCCTGTCAGCGGCTCGTTTACGCACGTTAGCGAAAGGATTGATTACACACATCTCCATACGCAATCCGTGATTGAAGACAATGCGAGTTACTGACAGCAGGTGATTGGCTATTGAAATACCACGTTCACACCAGTCATTATATGCAATCTTAGCAACACGAGTTGGCATGTCGGTGTAATTGTATTGGCAGAGGGGCTTGCCCTCTACCTCAGTGTTTAGCATTACGTTTAACAGATACTTATAGTGTGCTTTAGTTTCATCACGTAAGTTCCTGTAATCGTAGGAAGAATAGTAGTTGTCTACTAACGATGTTAATCTCTGTGTCCGTACCATTCTACATTACCCCCGCTTAATATTATACATCCCATTGGATCAATGTCACAATTAGGATAGCTAGGACAACCAAGATGCATATCATCATCATCCTCACCATACTCCCACACATCTACTGCAGTCACATCACACAAATCAATGCTGGCATTTGCCTTCAGCAATTTGTCTATCTGAGCCAATGCTGCCTCTTCAGAAACAGCATCGGTATCATATGACATACAACCATCACACCAGTTTGGTGCGAACTCAATAACATATCTCTTTAATGTCATGCTGCAATCGCCTGAAACTGTGGTGAATCAATCCACTTGGCAACTTCCTGTTCTCTTGCCCACATGGACTGTGCTTCAGTGTCATTGCCAGTGTTACGAAGGTTGAACCCATTACGCTCATCGGCATAGCTGGCATAGTTAGTGAAGGCAGAATACAATGCCCAAACATTACGTCCACGTGTGCTAACCTCTTGATTATAAAGGGTAAACATCTTCTCTGACTTGCGTTCAGATTTGACTACAGCCTCAAGCAAATCTTTAACATCAACAGTCATAAGACTTGTGTTAGCCCAACGCTGGAACTTGTCAGCAGTTTCATAAAAGTCTGTGACAGATGACTGCAACTCTTGAATGAACTTATCCAAGCTGAAGTTGCTAGTGTTCTTACGCTTGATCTTGTCATAATCACCAGTGACCATTCCATTTGTACAGAAGAAGTCGATAGCACCGAAGAAGACCATGTTGCTGCATGAACCATCAATGCCATGCAAGGCAATCAGGCGAGGTGCAATGGTTGTGCTGTGCTTGTCTGTAGTGATCTTACGCAGGACGTTAGGCATAGTCATGTCCATCATAACCCATGCATTGTTACGTGCAGTCTTGTAGTTGATGTTCATGTTGTCACAGAACTCCGCACCAAGATGCTCAGACACAGCGTTGTGTGCTTGGGTGAAGAAGTCGCCATGTGAGGCACAGTTAAAGCCGTTGCCTACAATGCCAATGTAGTCACCTGTACTGCCGTTGATAACATACTTTGACTTGTCAAACTTAGTTGGCTCAAAGACCACAGGGAAGTTGATGTGATCTGGTAGTAGTGTTTCGGGTGTAAAATCTAAGGGCATGATAATTCTCCTTTCATAGAGTCAATTGATATTCTTTTATATCAGTAAACTTTCACAAAGTAAAGATGGCTAGTACAACAAATATTACTATTCCTATTATAATATCCATTCTAATAGTTCCAGTATTTTACTTCAACATTGTCATCGACAAGTAACCGCCTTAACGTGTACCATGCCTGATCCATGTTGCGTAAGTCATCGTAGCTGATGTCACAGAACTCAGACACTGCTTGTCTGATAGGTACAAAAGCCTGTAGCATTTCCAGCACAGCCTGTTGTTGTTTAGGTGTCATGCTTTTCCATGTGGCAGCAGCCTGCTCTTGGTTGATTTCCCATTCGGTCTTTGTTTTTTTCTTTGTCATTCCTATTCTCCTTTCACTTGTTTAGTCCGAAAAAACCTATTTCTAGAAGGGTCACTATTCATATACTTACGAGCGTAGTATGCTCTGTGATTGTTAGATAACTTAAAAGGAACATCACTAACTGTTTCTATGTCTGTATGCCACCTTATCCTTTCAAATATAGCATTTACACTATACACATTGCGACCAGAGTTCTTTGCTTCATCGGCAAACTTAACAAACAAATCCCACACATGTGGATTATTTGCATCAAACTCATTAAACTTTTCTTCAAGTACATTCATATCTATTCTCCTTTATATTAGTATTAACAATAGTGGTATTACAGTTATCCATAACAACAACTCCATCTTCATTCTCCTTTCATCCATTGTGGCATCTCACGGCCTTTGTTATATCGTGCAAATTTTGATTTGTCAACCTTGTAGAAGGCACGGTAAGCCATGATAGGCCAACGTTCATCTGTCTTCAGGTCATCATGACCGCTGAAGCATTGTGGGTGCGGGGTAAGGCCAACAGCACCTTCACCTGTTGTGTTTGGTATGTGCTTGATGCCGTGATACAACGCAGCTTTGTGTTTACCTGCGCCATGTTCCTTGCCATAGCGGTGTGTGTATTCACGCAGCATAGCATCATACAATGTGTATGCAAACTGGTAGTTAGCTTGTGTTTCCATAGCCCACAGTGTGCATGGATGCTTCTGATGCACAGGCTTGTACAAACCTTTAGCTTCTGCGTACTTAGGTGCATGATGCCACAGGCTAGTGCATAGCATCTGCGCTTCTTCCAATGGCATCTTGACAATGTGTTGGTCACATAGCTGCTTGGCTATGGCATCCGGGTGATGGTCAATTAGAAATCTATTCACTGCAATTCTCCATGTACCATGTCTTGAACTTGTGATAAGCCAGTATCTTGTAGGCTTCTAGGTCAAGGGTTTCCCATTCCTTGAGGTCAAGTCCCTCATATCTAAAGCGACTTTCCATCTCTCCATCCAGCATCACCATCAAAGCATTGGCCTCTGTAGGTGTTAGCTGTAGCCATATTGTCTTTTCTTTAGCCATTGTCAATCTCCTTTACCATTCCACAGGGTAGAACACTTCTACCATGCTATCACACTTAGGGCAAGTCAGTATCGTGACCATGCTAAACTCATCACCACGATGGTCATCGGGGTTGATGTCATGGTCATTGCCCCAGATTAGTTCTGTATCTTTACAGTGCCAGCAGTTCATGTGTCAATCTCCTCATCTACTAAAGATATATCTCGCACCATAGATGACACACACTTCATGTCTTTGTCTATGTACTTGAACATATCATCTTCGCTATTGCATAGGTCTATTGCTCGTTTGTATGCAGTAATCTGTGCTTGGCGCAGGTCTGGTGCATCCACTTCGTATGTGAGCAGCAGTTCAACTATGTATTTCATCGTCTTGCTCCTATCACCCAATCCTCTGCGGTATCCTCTGCATATTGTTGTGAGCGTCCAAGCAGATTAAATTCCTCTACAATAGCACCATCTTGTATTAGCACAATGGTGTAGCTGCCATCAGGTTCCTTGAACACACACGACTTGCGGTATGATATGTCACCACGACTGCAATCATCATCACTATAAAACTCATGCAACAGCATTGTCATTCTCCTCTGCATACTCAGCTATACGCTCACCAATACCAAACTCAAGGTCAAGGTCAGGGTACTCTTCTACTACACTTTCCACATCGGTAGTACACCAGTCATCACCATCAGTGTACTCACCTATATAGCCCCAGCCTTCATCAAGGTAACGTGCATTGATTTCAAAGCCCATGTCCACCAGCTTGTCAAAGACAGGGATAGGCGGCGACCATGCAGTGTAGAAGTACAGTTGCAGTGTGTTAGCATTAATGCGAGTGCATTGTGTTTCGTACACATCCCACTTTGTACCCCAGTTCTCTAGCCGCCAGTCATACCAGCCTGATGTGGGTTCATTCTCATCATCACGAGGCTCTGGTATCAGATGATGACACAGTTCTGTACCCTCTGTGTTCATTACGTTGTAAATCATGTCAATCTGTTGGCTGTCATCGTGTGACAGGATTACTCTATTGTCTGTATGATTAGGCATTTTCCATCTCCTCTTCTTCTTCTTCTTCATCTGCGTAAGGGTCTTTGTCTGTTTGTCCTTCAAACAACCACGGCTGAATGTACTCACTGTGTAGTCCTAGATTGTACAGGTTAGCGTCAAACAGATGGCTGTCATGCACTGGCCTCATGTCACCTACAGGATTATCAAAAACATTCTCATGTGTCAACAAATTCCATTGATCGTACCCACTAGACACCATGACATCTCCGATAGCATAGAAGCTACCCATCTCAAGGTCACTATCTCTGACCTCTACTTCGAAGTCCTGCTCAACTACAAAACGCACTGTGATTTTCTTTTTAGCTGTTTCCATGTTACTTCTCCTTTAATGCAATTGTTACAAAATATATTAGTAACATTATGCCTGTCACAAGGTATGTCACAATGAACACATCCTCT